AGCCTTTCCCGCACCGCCTGAAGCTGTTGCACTCCGGCCTGCCCGTAGATGTCCTGTGCTTGGCGTGACAAATCCAAGGCGCGCTGTTCTTCCGGCGCCAGGGTTTGCGTCGCCTGAAAGCGCGGCGTGCCGTCTTCCCAAGTGCCGATTTGGCTATATTCAAGACTGCCGTAAGGGTCGCGTTGGTTTACCGCGTTTAAGCCAAATTGCGTAATTGCCGTCTCGCGATTGGTTTGCGATTGCGCCGCTGCGGTTGCAGCCGGATCAGGCGCGGCAGGCGCGCTAGGTGCTCTCTTGCCCATTCTCAATTCCTTTTGGCAAATAGCCGTTCAAAATCGCGGCGCATGAAACTCATCACCGCACCATGCCGGCGCGGCGCGAACCAATCCCGCAAGGTGCCTTCCTGCTTAAACCCGACACCGCGCAAAAAGCGCAGCGTGCGGGCCTCGTCATGCGGCACCATAGCCGTCACCCGGCGCAATTCGCACTGCACCAAGGGATAATGCAGCAATGCCCGTATCACCCCGCGCTGCGCCCATCGTGGCGTTGCGGCGGCGATGCTCATTTCGCAATTGCCCTCAGTAAAACCAGAATACACCGCGCCCGCCACCAAGGCAGCGCCATCATGTACGCCAATGGCGTAACCGTCCCTGGCAACGCCCGATGCGTGCGGGATGCGCGCCAGCACCCATTCCGCAATCGCGCGATCTTCACCAAACACCAAGTCCATCACAGCCCCATGGCTTGCGCTGGTTCAAACACAATATCGAAAGCGGAAATTTGCATAGTGAAACCGCGCGTCTGGCCCGCCATCCGCACCGCAGCCACATAGCCAATCTTGCCAAGCGAAACCCAAGGGCGTAGTGTTTGCGTGCCACCCCATGCCGCCACATCCCAAAGCGCATTGTCCCAAAGCGCGGAAGTGCTGGTAAAGGACGGAACATTTTGCGCCGGCTGGTCGCCATAATCCACATCAAGCGCGATAGATGCGCCGGGGTTATCGGTCGCCTGGATCAGCGGGCGCAGCAAGGTAAAACGCTTCAACCGGCTTGGCACCTTGAAGTTAGAGAAAGCAGTTTTTAAGCCCCAAGGAATATCGTTGCCGTTGTCACTCGTGCCGAAATCGGCGCGATACACAATGCCGCCGGCCTGCCCGCCGAAGTACAATCCGCCCTGCCATGTCGCCCAGCAAGCCGCGTTATGGTTGGTGTAGCGGCACCATGCGCCGGAAAGCGTGTTCATCACATACTGAATGGCTTCTGTGGTGGACACCGGCACGTTCACAATTATTCGATGGCTCTCAGGGAAAACCGTCAAAGACCATCCAAAGTTGCCGCTATATTGCTGGATTGCTTCCGTAAACAGGCGCGTGATCTTGTCAGTGACAGACGTGCGGGCCACAACGCTGCGATCAAGGCCAATCGCTTCCGTCAGGCTCACAACGCCGTCAACGTTCATCAGCGCATAGTCGCCACCGGTTTGAATGAAAAATCGCCGGCCAATCGGCGCGCCAAGCAAAAACACGCCTTGCAGTTCAAAGGTTGTGGGGCTTGCCGGATCAGTGCCGCGATACAGCGCTAGTTCGCCTCGCGTGGAAATGAACCCGATATAGTCCTGAAGGCCCTGAGCTGCGCTGTCAAAGGTTGGCGCGATAATGCCCGCGATAGACCCGCCGTGCCGCCATACGCCGCCCAGATCAATCGCATTGGCGTTTCCATGCACGGCGTCAGTCGGCAGATACCACGCTTTTGACGTGCCTTGTTCACCAAACCAAACCCGGCGTTTCCATGTCGTGACGCAAAAAAGACTGGTCGCACTTACGCCGCCGCTTATGGTTTGCGTGGCCCATGCGCTGCCGTTCCAAGTGCGAACCCCATCAACGCCGTTCACCGCGATTAACCAGCTATGCGCCGCATTGGTGAAATTGACGAATTGAAAACGGCTATTGCCCAAGCCTGTGACAACCGCCGCGCCTACCGCACCACCGGCAGAAACGTCGAATATGCTGCCATTGGCGACCGCGAATAGCTTAGGCGTCGGGCCGTTGTAATCCATCAAGGTCTCGACGGCGCCGGTCATGCCGGTCGCGTGCGACGTGTAGCCGCGCCGCACTTCCACCCATGACCGCTCGGGGAAGATATTGTCTAAGACAAGCGCGTCACTGTCTGGCATGTTCGCCACGCTATCGCGCGCATTCAGCCCGCCGACCGGCGCCGGAAATTGCCGCGCCACGCCGCGCGAAATGCGGGGCACCTGCCGGCGCGGCCTCATGAACCAAACCCGGTATCAGGCACATTCCCCGGCCCGATCAAGATAGGCCAGCGCCCGCGCGCCATGTTCAGTGTGGGGCTGGCGCCGTCCGTGGCCTCGGCCTGTTCCACTTGCCGCATCCAGTCATCGCGGAAGGCGGCATATTCCATGCCTTTGGATTGCAGCCAAAGCCATTTCACGCCCATCAGCATCAAGTCATCGGCAAAAACGCATGTGTCAGCATCCGCCGTAAAGCGGTCCTTTGGGGTGCCGTCCGCCGCCGTCGCCCAATGGGCCGAGATGTATTCAAAGGCCAACGCGGCGGGGCTGTCCATCGCGCCAGGCGGCGGCCAAATCCGAAACACGTTCTGGCCCCGGCCAATGAACCGGAACCTCCGGCGCGGGCCTGTCGCCACAATGCCAGAACGCATCCATTCATCTTCTTGTGGCGACATTGGGCCGATCAATTCCCATCGCCGGGACCGATCCCAGAAAGTGCGATCGATCGGCGCTAGCATGTCAACCGGCGCCGCATAGACGTCCTGGCAGAAAGACAGCGCCACTCCCGTAGCCGTGAAAGTAGCCGGTTGCGTCAGCGTGACCGTGTTAGCGTCCACCACCGAAGCAAGGCGGGTGCCTTGCGTCATGGCTTCGCCCAGAACGGCCATCCTGCCCTCCAATAGCCCCGCCGTGCTGGAAATGCCCGTCACCGTGACATTGCCAGACGTGACGTTGCCGGTCCGGTCAATTGGCGAGACAACGTTGATGTTCCACTCGGTTTGCAGCGCGGTCCATTCCCGGTTGCGAAGCAGCATTTCACCGCACCGATTGGCCAGCGCGCCGATCTGCCGCGTCTGATCATCGGTTGCCCCCGCCACCGTAGCAGGAATGGAGCCAAGCCCCATTTCCGCCGCAACGGCCTGGCCAAGCTGAAGCCAAGTGAAAGGCATGTCTTATGCGCCGTACTGCACGATCCACTTCGTCGCGCTCACGCGGACAAAGGAAGCCGTGCGACCTTGCGCCACCGAAAAAGAACCATTGGCCGCCACTTCATTGATGTTGCCCCCTACCGGCGGGAAAACCAGCGCCGCAGTCGCGGTGCTGACATAGACATTGACCGTAGTGCCAAGCGGTTGCGTGGAAGGCAGCAAAACCGCCGTTTGTCCCACCGCAGTCGTCACTTGGTTGATCGTGCCCGTGAGCGGCGTTGCAGTCGCCTGCGCCGTTGTCGCGCCCGCAACCGGCGCCGGAATGCTCGCGCCTGTCAAATTGGCAAGCGCGGCGGGCATCCCAAGGCCCATCATATCAGAACCAAGACCGTTCATTGTATTAATCCTCTTCCTGCGCCGCACGGCGCCGCTTGGGGTTTGCGGCCAATTCCGCTTTCAACTGCTCAAGGGCCGCCTTGAGCGTGGCAATCTCGTCAGTCTGCGTTTCAATCTGGCGCTGCATCTCATGCGCGCCCTTCATGTTTGAAGCCGCAGCCAAAAATGCTTTGGCGCGTTCGACATAAGTGCGCCCACCCATGCCCAAGCGCTTAATCCCTTCCTCGCCAAGCCCGGCAAGCTGTTCCACCGTATGCACCTTCAAGCCGCGCATTTGGTCGCAAATTTGCGGGTCCTGGGGAAACATCACCGCAATCGGCGTGCCGTCCGGCACTTGCTCTTGCTGGTTTGCGTAGGCCTGCCATTGGCGCGGAAAGCGCATCCGGTCCAAGTCAGTCACTTCGCGGATCATCTGGTCACGTTCGCCGGGCTGGATGATCTTGATGTAGTCGCGTTTCTCATAAATCGGGCGCCCTGCCTCTTGCGATTTGAAAGGCTGATGCTCCGAATGCGCGTAAAACTCCACATAAAGCCGGGCATCGCTGCCCATGGATACCGTGCCGTCGGGGTGGACCGTTCCACCCATAAGCGCGAAATCGTCTGACATTTGGTTTTCCTTACAAATGGAAGGGGCCGGGCGATATGCCCGGCCCGTCCCGTTAAAGCGTGGCAAGCACCTGAGGGTAATTGAGCATGGCCGGGGCCGCACCTTGTGAGGCAGCGCGTGCCGTGGTCAAGGCAATGCCATGCACGTCCTTGGAACCAGCCGTGCCATCATCATCAAGCGCGCCGGCGGTTGCTGTCGTGTTCAAACGCGCATTGGCAGCCGCAGAAGCCAGAACCTGCAAACTTGCCGGCCCCTTGATCTGCACCCAACCATAAGAACCAGCGGCAATGTCAACCGCCGGCACGCCAACCAAAAGCCCGCGAAGGCCCGTGGTTGTGGTCATGTGCGCCACAGTATTGGTCACGCTGATCACGCAAGCGAAAGTCGCCATGACCGCCGCCGAAGCTTGAACATACATCCATTCCGTGCCGTTATTGCCAATGGCGCGAGTGCCAACGGCAAAAGGCGGCGCCGGATATTCCAGCGAAGTCGTGGTGACCGCATTGGTATCAAGTACCGCAGCGCCCAGCATATTGGAGATCGAAAAAGACATTGTTTTGCCCTCCTATTAGGCGCGCAGCACGCCCTGAAGGCGCGCGTTGGAAAGGGTCATGTTGCCGGCCCATCCGATCAACTTCACCATGGCATCCTGGTTCACGCTGAAACGGTCAGGATCAAGCGGGACCATGTTGCGGTCGCGGTGCGGGCGATAGTGGATGTAATTCGTATTCAAAAAATACATCCGATCAACCGGCGCGCCGCCAACCCCACCCGGGTCAGTGCTGAAGCCTTGGAAACCACCGTCAAGCATCACGTCAATGCTACGGCCAGCGCCATAGTATTTCAGCGCCGCAAAACCAGCGCCAGCGGTGCGCTCATCGGTAATGCGCTGGATGGCCTGAAGGCTTTCCAGATACAACCGATAGTAGTTGTTATCCGCAACGATCAGGTCGGTCCCGTCATTGCCACGAACCAATTGAATGGCCACGCGGTTCATGTAGGATTGCACATTGGCGCTGGTAACAGCCGCGCCACCGTCAGACACGGCGGAAAAGCTGATGTTGCGCCAGAATGCCCAAGTGCCGCGGTCAATACCGCCAATGGTGCCGGAGCCCGGCGCATTGGCGATCAGCGCTTGCAGGCCGGTAATCTGGCCAGAAGCGGTGCCGTCTGAATAGATGTCCGAAGACAAGCTATTCATGAAAGTGCGCTCGGCGTTCGTGATGCGGCTGTCAAGCAGGTCAATCACCGCCTCGCGGCCGCTGTTTTGCAGCATTTCAAGGCCGGAAATCGAAACCGCCACCGCCGCCTGACGGATCGGGAACTCTGCCGCCGTCATCACGTCGGACGGCGCAATGTTCAACACCTCGTAGCCACTGTAGCGGCGATAGGTGCCGTTCATCGCGTATTCGATTTCCTGCACGATGGACCGGCCACCGGAGAAGGCTTTCACCTTGCCGCGCTCGCGAAGGCGGTTCAGCAGGGCGTTGTTGCGGGATACGTTGTCGGCAAGTTTGCCGGAGCGGTTGCGAAGCGTGGTCGTCACGACTTCATTAAGGCCCGGGGAAATGGGCATGGGTTATCTCCTAAAAGGAAGCGCTCGAAAAAGCACGCACAAGCTCGTCGCGAACACTGCCAGCACTTGTCGCATTGGTATTGACGCTCGGATTGCTTTTGATGCTGACAGCACGCTTTTTGGCATCTTCGGCGGCCTTGCGGCTTTCCGCGTCACGCTTGGCGTCGTCCGCTTTGCGTTGATCGGCCAGGATGCGCTCGCGCAGGTCGGGACGTGCCCATACCGCCATGTCATAGGCATCCTTCAAGGACTTGGCTTCGCCAGCCTGTAGAAGGTTGCCCATGGTCACGCGCACTTGCTCAAAATGCGGATATGCCGCCGCGCCATCTGCCGCTTTCGTGCTTGCGAAATCGGAAATGATGCGATGCTGCTCCGCCATTGTGCTGTCGTGCTGAATGCGCTGCTGTTGCGTCAAATAGCCCCGTAGCGTCGCCACTTCCTGCTGCAATTGCCCCAAGACGGGATCGGCAGACTGTAGCGGTGCTTGCGCGTTATTCGCAGGCGCAAGATTTGCGGGGTCCACACCATAAGAACGGGCAAGTTGGCGCAGGGCTTCAACCGGGTTTTCGTCTAGCGCGCGTTGGGCTTCAAACAGGACTTTTACCGCCTGTTCGGGCGCCATGCCTCGCCGCGAGATTTCCGTCTCGTATGCCTTCACCACTTCCCGCACCGGATCTGGCGCGGTGTTGCCCATCGCAGGCTTGCCAACGGTAATCCGCCCCGCGTCCAAGTCCGCGCGCAGCGCGTCTTGTGCAGCTTTAGGCAGGCGATCCCAGGCTAAGTTTGCGTCAGACGGCCATCCTTCGGGCGGTGCAACCTTTGCTTGGCTGCTGTCGCCTTCTGTCTGACGGGCTTCGTCCTTGGTTCCTTCCGCCTCGGGCGCTTGGCCTTCGGCTGGCTTTTCATCGGCGGGCGCGGCGTCATCGCGGCGCTCTTCCGGCTCATTGGTTGCGGCGGGCGTGTCATCGCCGGCCATGCTTGAAAAGGCGGCTTCAATATCGGCGCGCACGTCATCGGCGGGCGCATCGGCTGCCCCGCTGTCCGAAAGTGTCATGGGTTTGTCCTTTGGTTAACTGAAAAGCCGCGTTTCGACGTTAGCGCCGTCAAGGCTTCCGGCAGTCTCGACCGGCGGCGGCGTGTAGCCCTGTTCAAGCATCTGATAGGCCTGCGCCACGTCTTGCGCGACGCTGCCCATGTCATGCGCGGGCGCAGTCATGGCCGGCGCATCGTTGCCCATCTCCACCATGCCACGCTCGCGCGTGACGCGGCGGAAGGCGCTCTTGCTGTCCATCACCTCGCCCGTGGCGGGATGAAAGCAAGCGTTCATTGCGTCGGTCACAATGTAAGGCCCGACACGCGGCGCGCGCTTGGCATTGGTCACGTCGCGCCATTCGCCGTTGTGCCAGATGAATTTGCGTGTCATGCGCGCTCATTCTCGCTTAGAACCCGCTCCATGGCGTCAAGTCCCTTTCGGGCGTTTGCAAGGGGATCTGTATTGCATCGCATTTCTAAAGCCGCTTTGACCATCATTTCCGTTGTGCCTTCGGGATAATGGCGCCCTTGCGTGGCTAAATTGCTGATTGTCCTTTCCGCAATTAGTCGCCAGCGCTCTTCTTCTCTTAGAATGTCGCTCATATTCACCCCATCAACTCAGGCACCGCCACCGGCGCCTGGTTAAGCATCAGCGGCCCAAAGCTCTTCATCGCCTGCATTTGCAAGCCAGCCTCCGTCTTGGTCCTCATTGCGTCCACTTGCGCCGCCGTCTTGGCTTCAATCGCTTTCACGTCAGCCTCAGCCTTCATCATCGCAGGATCAGGCTGCGGTTGCGTGGCCATCTGTTGCGCTCGCTGGCCCAACACTTGAAACGCCTGCTCAATTGAGCTTTCCAATTGCCGCCCAGCGCGAAAGCGGCGCGCAAGGAAAATCGCCCCCTGGGCAATCATTGGCAAAAGCTCCGGCGCTTGCTGCGCCATGGGGAGGCTGCTTGCCATGTAATTGCCCATGGCGGTCAGAAACTCAGTCGCGGCCTGCTTGTCGCCTTGTTCATCAATCGCAATCGTGCTGTCAGTCTCGATCTCAATGCGGAAGCTCCGCATGGCGTCATCGCGCAGCAACTGCACCGCCGGCATGAAAGCCTGCTGAAATTCTGGCGCTTGTTCGCGCAAGCCTGACATGAGCGCAATCGTCTGCGGCTGGAAATGCTCGGCAATCACCTCGGCGGTAAGCGCGATCAAGTCACGCGCAAACCGCGCCACCTCATTCTGCTGTTCCTGCAAGCGCAACGCGGCAAACTGGCCCTTGATCTGTTGCGCCGTGGCAGTCTCGGATGGCGCGGAATACCCGCGCACAATGTCCGAAATGCCCGTGATCTCGTAAATCTGCGCTTTGAGCGCCTGTTCCCGGCCCGTCAATTCGCGGATCGTGGCAATAATGCCTTCCAGCGGCACGAAATCCATCACGCCGCGCAAGCCGCCCTTATCCGAAAAAGTCGCCCATGTATTGACCGGGATCAACCCGTTATCAACACCTTCCTGGAACAGTCGCCCAATGCTCGCATCCTGCGATGCGTCAAAAACGCCCGACACGCGGCAGGCTTCCGTCAGCTTGGACAAGCGATGCGTAATGTCGTCCAAATCATTCGCCTGATCTTTGTAAAACAGGAAATCAGGCGTCGGGATCAGGCTGTCAGTCGTGAGCGTCGCAAACAACGGCTTCGGGCATGGGAAGAACTCGCGCAAGCGCAGCGGATCATCACGCTCATCCAGCGGCGCTTCGTGGCCCTTGGAAATCCAGCAAACCTTGCGTTCGGCTTTGTTCCAAATCTCATAGACCTCGGCACGGGCTGCCAAACCATCACGGAAGCGCGCCTCTGGCGTTTCAGGATTGTCTTGCTGCAAGCGCGCATTAAGCGGCACGGCATTGCCGATTTTTTTGCCAAACCGCTCAATCAATTCGGCGCGCGTCATCATCACGCGGCGCGCAACCCATCGCACTTCGCGCCATGTCTTGGCGGGCGACATCAGGAAATCAACCCACGCAACGTAATCGTGCGCCACTTCCTCAAACACCAGCATATCGTCGGGCTCTGCCGGCTCTTCCGTTTCATATTCGGAAGCATCATCTTCTGTATCGTTGGAATCTTCCGACGTTTCGGCCTCATACTCGGAAGCGTCGTCAGTAATGCTTACACCCTCGGAAGGCGTCGGCGGTTGCATCTTCTCAAAATGCGGCACATAGCGCAGCCAGGCCGTGCCACGGCCCACGATCAACCGGTCATCGCGCGCCTGCTTTATCACCTCGTCGAATTGGTCACTGTCAGTCGCAAAGGTAACGGCGCGCTCCAGCACTTCCGCCGCCGTGCGTCCAATCGGGTCCGCATCTTTGAAGCGCCGTTCAATCACAGGCTTCGGGCGGCGCGCGTAAAGCGCAGGCTGCAAGGTCGAGACGTTTGACCAAAAGATGTTGATGCGGCGCTCGCCCTTATCCGATGAAGATGCGTTTTTCCGCTCGTCCCGATACCGCTCTAGGCAGCGGCGCGCGGTTTCATGCCAGTCGTTGCACCATTTCTCGGCTTGATCGATCTCGACAATCCAGCGGCGATATTTGCCTGCCGGCGTGTCGTAATCCAGATCGTTTGGTTCATTCGACATTAAGCGAAAACCTTTTTATCTGGACCAAAAGAAAGCGGCCACCACCAAAGACAATAACGCGCCAATGATACGAGCGCCGTCATTCTGGAAGCGTGGCGGGCTTTTCACCCGCACCTCCTTGTGTTTCAATCCACCAATCATCGCCAGCAAATTCGCCTTCCTCATTCATCGAAGGCACCACCCACCTGCCATCCGCAATCTGGCGCGGCACGGCCCAAACTTGGGTCACATTCTCCGGCAAGCGCGGCAGTGCGGCGGTTGCCGCGTCAGCATATGCTTGCGCTTCCGCTTCAGTGGCGAAGGTCATCCACATCATGACACGGTAACTCCGTAGTAGGCGCCCTGGTTTTGCTGCAATTGCTGACGCTGATCGGCAGTAATGGGCGGGTCGAAATAAACCATCTCTCGCAACCGTATCGAAGTACCGCTCACGCCCAGGACGTTTATTTCTGTCGCAGAAAACGCGCCGATGGCTGCGGCAGGCGCCGAACCGGCCACCCCATCCAGAAACGCGGTAATCCCCGACACATTTGCGGTCGCGTCTTTTGTGAACGAAAGAACCGATGATGCTGTTTCGCTGGCCGAAAGCGCGCCAAATTGCGTAGTGGTGGAAGAAACGCGATGCGAAATCGCTGGCGTCGCGCCATTGGCGCCAAGCAAAATTCGGCTGCCTATTGTATTATTAAACTGAAACAGTGCGCTGATTACCGACGCGTTTGCGACATAGGGACCAATCACCGCGCAGCAGGTCCAGGGCGTTGCTTCCGTGACGGTCGGAACAGGTGCAGTCATAAAAGTCGTGGTGGTGGACGGCACAAGCTGATTTTCGTATGCGCTTAGCCCCACAATCCTCGGCTGGTTGGCGGCAACGGCTTGAACCAGATTTCGCCCGTTCCCAGTCTGGTCATACCAAACCGCCACGGAACCGCTCTGTGCTGTCACCAATCCAATCGCGGCACTTGTGGTGGCGTTGTATGGCGCCAAGGCGCCGCTGTTCAATTGCGCGCCCCATTCCGCCACGCTGCTTGTGCCGTCGCCCGTGTAGGTTTCAGAACCCAAAGTCAGGCCATTCGCCATCGCCAGGAAGGCGTTATAGCTGGCAGCGGAAGGCACCAAGACAGTGATGCTTACGCGCCAGTAACCCTCAGACGCCGGTTCTATCGCAGCGGTGCATTGATCCACCGCGCCAACCGCACCAGCGCCAAGGTCAAAATACGCACTCGCCACCTGTGCTCCACCTGACAGGCCCAATTGATACTGCCGCGTCCCCACGTTGCGCTTTACGAAAACTGAAAGCGTGACCGTCTGGCCGGTAATAAGCGAAAAGCTGGCGCGCGTTTTCTGATGTTGCGTGGCGGCGGCGGAATCTTCCACAAACACGTCTGCGGTCATTGTGCCATCAGGCGCAGTCGCGGCGTTTGCAGTTACCGCGCCACCCGCCTTGGTCCAATACGCATCATCAAATTCCCGCGACCGCTGGAAGAGATTGTCTTGAGCGACAAACCGCATAAGGTTGTCCGTATCAAGATCGCCAATGCTTGCCACCACCTCTGGCACATTGCGCTGCAAAAGCGGCTTGATATTGCCGATGCCTAGTTCGAGGTTATTGGAATAGAAGCGCAGCGTCACGTCAATGGTATCGCTAATTGCAAGCGAATAACCAAACTGAGCATGAGCAAACACGACGCCCGGAAAAATAACATCCGTCGCCACCGCGCGCTGCATCGCAGCAGTAGGGGCGGGAACGGTATAAAATGTGCCGAAGATTATTCCTGCCCCGTTGACTCCGCGCTGAATTAAACGTATGGTCAATGTTGCCGTAGGCGCCGTTCCTGCAATAAGGCGGTATCCTACCGACGCGGTGTAAACCAGTCCAGGCGTCACCGCCGCATGAACTGCGGGGTTGTAAGTGACAGCCGCGCCTTGCCGAAAAGACAAAGTGCCCGCCGCCGTCGCGGTGCCCTGCCACCTGATGTCAATATAGGGCTGGCCAAATTCGGTGCCACTACCAACTTGCGTAGTGGTAATGCCTGCTACACTTGGCCCATTGTCCACAAGCGGCACCGGCATAAGGTTCGTTCTGGTCTGCGGCGTGGTGGCGAACCCAATGTCAAGCTCGGCATTATCGGCACGGCGAACGCGCATGGCGGCGTCACTATACTCGGAACGCATCCTGCGCGGGCCGTAGGCCGCGCCGGCATCGGGCAGGCCGTCCAGCGGCGGGGGAATGAATACGCGCGCCCGACCCGCCCGCAACCGCGTGTTGATGCGCTGGCCCAAGTTAACGGCCCTGGCCCGCCGTGACGTAAAGCGTGGTGTTTTGCCCAGACGCGCATATGGCCGCGATCTGCGCCACACCCGGCCCCTTGCTGACCACCTTGGATTGGGCCGGACCAATCGGATAACCCGCCGTGGTGGCCGTCGCGCCAAAGGCAATGAAGCACGTTGACAGGCCGAGGTTTTGCACTTCAATCACAGACGCCTCAGCACCATTCGCCGCAAAGCTGGCATGGCTGTTGGTATCAGTCACGGCAAAGGTCAGGGTTTGGCCCGGCGAAAACGGCGCATTAATAGACATGGCTTGAACTCCATCACCACCGCGAAGCGCGCGGCGCGGTTTTCCACAAATCGTTAAAGGTGGCGGTATTAGCCGCCCCGACAGAGACAATGTTGCCCGGCTTTTGCACGGGCTTTTGCCGCACCCATGGGCGGCTCATGCAAGCGTAGCGAAGCTCGTCCGGCGCGTGATCCTCGCCGTCACTGTCCACATCTTCCGGTCGGTCAGGATCATGCTGCAGCGCCGGCAGAGTCCGGATTAGGTCGCGGCATGTGCTGAAGATCAGCAAGCCCGGCCCTGTTTCATCACCGCGCAACCTGGCCCGGACTTGGTCCCACCCGCCTAGCGCACCTTGACGCGACACGCGGGCATTGTCGGCAGGGCGGAAGAAAACCTTGGCCGAACGCGCCATGCGCTCGCCAATGGAAGGCCCACCGTCGCTTGAGAAGATGGCCGGATCAGCCACGCCATGAAGGCCATTCTCAGGCTTAGGGTCGCCCGCCTCACGTTGCGCGATACCAAGCGCCACTTCCTCGGCAGTCATCCGCAAGCCCTCATTGGGCTTGCCGGTGCTGCCATACCATTCCCGGTAGCGCACCAGCGCGCCGCGCGGGATGTCAGGCAATTCGCCGTCAGACACGGCCCACCACCCGACACTGAAAGGCTTGGCGCTACCCCAGTCCAATGACCGAAACCGGAACCAATGCTCAGGCAATTCTCTCGGCGCGATAACGTGCCGGCGTAGATCGAACTCGGGGAAGAACGCCCCGGCAATGACGTTCCAATCGCCGTCAAGCCAAGCCTTCACCAATTCCTTCGAACCCGTCAGGGCTAGGCGGTCCACATAGCCGGGGTCTTTGGACAACATCAGCCGGTTATCTGACACGCGCGACGGGATGTAGATGAACTTGTGCGATTGCTTGCCGGTAGGCATCAGCCGCGTAAGCGCCTTTTTACCGAAGGGCGCCGGATCAATGTAGCGCGCCTTGATCCACTGATGACCGACCCCGCCCGGATTGGCGGTCAAAATTAGCTGGATCGGCACGCCCTTTGTTGAACGCAAGGCACCAAAAAGCATATCAATGGGCGCGCTGGACGGATAGTTGCCAGCCTCTTCAACCGCCGCGTCAGATAGGTTCTGGCCTTGGTATTTGGCCGCGTCCGCAATGCTTTCCAGCGGACGAAAGCGCAACCTGCCACCGTGGGGCATCAGGAAAGTTTTGGACTGCTCACGCCATTCCGCGCCAGTCGGCAGATAAATTTCCTTCGCGCGCTCGATTAAGTCATCGGCCTGGGGCATTTCGCGGCGGAAAAACACGCCGTTGAAGCCGGAACCAAACCGGGCTTCCTTCAGCCCAAACTTGCCTAGAACCCCGTCAGTCTTGCCGCCGCCTCGGGCGCCGCCGAACAGGATTTCACCAAACGGCGCATCAATTAGCGCCTTCTGAGGCCCCGCCTGGGGTCGCCAGGTTGTCTCCATGGGCTGCAAGCCATTCATCCTCGGTAAGCGGCTCTGCGCTGATCGTGGCCCGCGTGTGAGTATGCTCAAGCTGCGCGGTTGGCGGCATAATGCGGTTCAGCAAAGCCTCCGCCGCCGCATGACCTTGAGGATGCGCCGCGTCTTTTGCCCGCGCAAGCTGCGCGTCAAGGATCGCGTCCTTATGCTCCGCGATCTTTGCCTTGATCTGGGCGGCGACTTCCTTGCCGGCTGATTTAGCCTCGCCGGACGGCTGGTTATCGGCAGTGAAAGGCGGCGCGCTTGGTCCGGCACCTGGCCCGTAGCCCGGCCCCTTGCCCGCGCCATTGCCGACACGTGTAGTCTTGGTGTGCATTGCGCCTCGGCCATGAAAAACCCGGCAGCCTTGTGATGCTCCGGGCGCGACTTTGGAAGATAGTGATTTATATGGCTTAGAATATATCCTATGTCAAGCGGTAATGCTCTGTCAGCCGATGAATTGCCGCCAATAGGTAGCCCGCCGCAATCTGGGGATGTATCTTGCGATTGCCGGCCCATTCCGCCACCGTGGATCGGCCTAGAACGCACCATGTCAGGCAGTTGGCCGAAAACGCCCCGACTGCTTCTGACGCTTTCCGGTAGTCTGTTGCAGCAGCCAGTTTGGCATCACTGAGCCCGCTAGGCGCGCCTGTCATCTGCACATAAACAGGTGCCCGTTCACTGGCCCCCATGATACCAAGCGCATATGCCTCGTGGTAGCGCACAGTAGCGCTGTGGTCGGCTTGGTCTATGGTGCCCTTGCGTAGCCACTCATCCGGCACCCAAACCGCCCTAGCGCGCCTTAAGGTGCGATTGGGGGCGTCTGGGTCTGGGGCGTCTTCCAAGGTAAGCCAACCCCGGCGGTGAAGCATTAGAGGGCCAAGATCGGGTTCCTGGGGGGCGTTAAGGCTTTGCCCGCGCGCGCGTGGTTTCATGGTTGGCGCTCCTGCTTCTGCACAATCTCTTCCGCCACCTTGGCGCGTTGCTCCCACCACTCAGCCTTGGCGGTCAGGTAATCCTTGCCCTCTTGGCTGTCGGCCCCTTTGATGGCGACGCGGGCGGCATGGGCTTTGCGTTGAGCGAAGTCCCGAAGATCCATCGCCGCGTGATATGCGGCGAATTGCTGTTCGGTCATGTCCATCAGCGCCACCGCTTGCCGTGCTGGGGTGCCCGGCGCGGGATCAGCCGGTCAGCAATGGCGCTCGTCAGGCCGGCAGGCGGGTGCGGGTAGTCGCCGTTCATCCCGCCTTCCACCCATGCCGCGTGTTCCGCGTCCCATGCGTCGAAAGCTGCCTTGATGCTGGCCGGGGTCGGGTAGGCGGAAG